TACCAATACCCTTAGGAACATACGGAAATTTAAGTGTTGTCAGCGCACCTCCTAAAACTAAAAAGACTTTCTTTATAAGTTTACTAGCATCAGTATTTTTAAGCAACTCAAATATTTATGGTGGTAAAATAAAAGGTCATAGAAATAATGGTCATTTAATACACTTTGATACTGAACAAGGTTTATGGCATTGTCAAAAAGTATTTAAAAGAGTTTATGATATGGATTCTAATATAAACCCTAATATATATCACACCTTTGGACTAAGAACAATCAGCCACAAACAACGACAAGAGTTTATAGAGTATTACCTTAGGAATAAAATAAATACGCCATCACTTGTAATTATCGATGGAATTGCCGACCTTGTAAGCGATGTTAATGATTTACAACAGTCAAACGATTGTGTACAAAAGTTAATGGAATGGTCAGCTAAATATAATTGCCATATACTAAGCGTTATTCATAACAACTTCGGAACATCAAAAATGACAGGACATTTAGGTAGTATGTTAGAAAAAAAAGTAGAAACTCATATTGAGTTAGAAGCTAATACTGTAAATAAAGAATGGGTTACAGTTAAATGTAAAAGAAGTAGAGGTTATGCTTTTGAGACATTTAGTTTTGAAGTTAATGAATATGGCATACCTTATGTGATAAATGACTTGTATGACCCACTAGAATAGTTATGATAAAAGATAAAATGATATTAATCGCTAAGAAACATAAAACTTGGATTGATATCGTTATGACTTTTGGTTGCAATAAAAGAACTGCTGAAGACCTCACTCAAGAAATGTATATTAAAATCCAACTCAAACTAGAGAATGGATTAGATATTATGTATAATGATGAAATAAATTATTATTATATATTTAAAACTTTAAGAACTTTATTTTTAGATTTAAAACGTAAAGGAAAAAATATTAAAGTTATCTCAATAGACCACGTACACTTAACTGATAGCGATATTAATTTTGAAGAAAGCTATGAAAAAGTAAAAGATGCTTTGTCAAAAATGTATTGGTATGACAGAAAAGTCTTTGAAATTATAAACGAAGGAGAAAGTATAGCTGAGTTTTCTAGGAAATCATATATACAATACTATTCACTTTATAATACTTATAAAAAAGTAAAAAACAAATTAAAAAAATTATTATGAAACTAGGCGACTTCACAGAAAAAGTAATTAATATACTAACAATAGGTCAGGGAAAAAGGATAGCAACATTTATTGCAAAAAAATTAGGTTATGAAAGTTGCAACTGCGACAACAGAAAAGAAGCCCTAAATAAAATAAAAATTAAAAGATGGTAAAATTTGAAAAAGAAGACTATAAAGATTGGGAACAATTTCGACTGGGTACAAACGATGTCATATCCAACAATGAATTTACAATGGTGTGTGAACTCCACAGTAAATATTACAAACATTCATTTTATAAACCCTGCACCTGCAATCCAAAAACAGTAAACAAATGGATTAAAGACTTAAATGTTATATGGGACAATGGGTCTGAAGAAAATAAATAAATGGGAACAAGCAGTTGTAATGCTTTTAAACCTTGATGGATGGGATTTAAAATGGTGCGGTAAAGGTTATAGCGTATATGATGCTATTGGTAAAACCCCAAAGGGATTTGATTGTGTTATAGAAATGAAGTTCCGAACAAAATACTATGAAGATAAAATGCTTGAAAAAGACAAGTATGATAATCTAATGAAACTTGATGACAATATTATAAAACTCTATTTTGTTAACGACCCAAAAGGAAACTTCCTATATTGGCTTAATGAAATTAAACTACCTGAAACCAAAAAGATGTATTGCCCTGATACAACTATGTGGACTAAAAAAAGACTTCTCAAAGATGTTTACTTACTAAAAGAAAATCAAGCTAGTAGGATAAACATTAATACACTTTAAAAATAAAAGTTATTAAATTTTGTTTATAACTTAATTTGTTTTATATTTGATATATAATAATAAAACAAACAAAATGAAAACAAGATTAATGACAAACAAACAAAATGATTCTTTCAGGTTAGACGTTATAGATAATAACATACTCGAAAGTTACTTTTTTAAAACAGAGAAAGCAGCACTTGACTTTCAAAAATTTACAACAGACTTAGATAAATATAAAGAATTTATATAATGAAAAAAATATTAAGATTAGTATCGGAATTTATATTTGTATTATCAATCTTTGCTTTATTCTGGGCATCTCTTTGGATATTTGCATAGTATGAAAAATAAAAAAAAGGTTAGACAATACAGGTCAAGACAAGGTAGGTCAGACAAACAGTATAAAAGTTCTATGACCTTATACGGAATATCTATAACAGGATTAGTAATAACATTAATATTATCAAAATGTCTATAAAAGAAAAAAACAAACAAATTGACAATTTAATTGATGAGGTTCATAAATTAAAAAAACAATTAAGAAGTGCTAAAAAAAATACATACATATACGAAACTCATCACTTACAATGTAATGATGGAGAAATGCATATAGGATATGGAGATGATAGATGGTTAGTTTGGAATACAGATAGTTTGTATAAAGATTTACCATTTATAATAAATCAAGTTGTAAAAGAAAATAAAAAAATGCAAAAAATGTATTTAGATATGATTAAAAAAGAACTTGATGAATTGTAATGAAAATAAATATTTACAATTTCTAAATGAAAACTATTTTAAAGAAATAAATTTTGAACAAACACAAAGTAAAATAAATAAAAATGAACAAGACACAACCTTTTGAAAACGAAATTTTTGAAGCGTATAGAGTTAAAGAAAAGAAAATAATGGAAGCGATTATCTTTTTAAAGTTAAACGGATACAAAGTTTACGAAGAAACAAAATGATATTACTTATAGACGCTGATAGTTTAATTTTTGCAAGTTGCTATCGACATAAAGAAAACCCTGATGAGAATCCTCATTTTGAAAACATAGAAGATAGTATAGCGAAGTTTGATGAGCAGTTTATGAAAATAGTAAACGACTTAGAAGAATTATACGATATACAAAAAGTCATAACATTTAACGGAAGCAAAGGAAACTTTAGAAAGTTAATGACAAAAAAGTATAAAGCCAATAGAAAAAAACAAATACTTCCACCATTATTACACCCAATGCATCAATACGTTAAAGACACCTATGATAGTAAGTTTGCATTTGGTATAGAAACTGATGACTTAGTAGCTAGGTATTGGTATAATATCTCAAAAGAGTTTGGTAGGCAAAATGTAATGATAGTCAGTATTGACAAAGATTACAAACAATTCCCCTGCTTAATGTATAATTATCATTGGAAACATAAAGAGATACTAGATATATCAGATGAACAGGCTTTATTTAACTTTTATAGCCAAATGATAGAGGGCGATACTGCCGACAACGTAAACTACTTTAAAGGTAAAGGTAAGGCATTTGCTAAGAAATATTTTGTAGATTGTAACACAAAGTATAAATACACAAAAAAACTGTATGAATTATTTAAAGAAAAATATAAAGGAAAGGCAAGACAAAAATATACAGAATGTTATAATTTATTAAAACTAAGGACAGAATGACAATTAAATACCCTGAATCTTTTTGGGAAATAGCAAATCAAATTGGATATGCAAGAAGCGTTATTAATAAACATCTTTTAAAAAAAAACCCTAGATTTGATAGAGGTGTTAAAAATACACACGTAGATACAGTAGGAATAATAGGCGAGTTAATTGGTATAAACTATTTAACAGAAAAAAAAATTGATTTTGAGATGGCTAAATTATTAGAGTTATACCCATCTAAAAATGCAGATATAATTGTAAAAGATAAAAAGATAGATATTAAATCAACATATCATTTTGAAAACGCACATATATTAGTAAACAAAGAAGCCCACATAAAAGGGAAAAATAAAATAGATAAATATTGGTTTATATATATATTAAATAAAACAGAAGCAGAATTATTTTTAGTAAACTATGATGACATTACAAAATGGGAAAGCAAAATTATGAAATACACGGAAGCGTATTATATAAAAAGAGAAGAACTAAAAAAACAAAATGGAAAATTTAACACCAATAGAAATAGCAAATAAAATAAAAGAACTGTCAGGGCTTGACGTTTTTAAAAATAGCAGACAAAGAAAATATATAGAAGTACGTTCATTGTTTAATCATTTACTTAGAAATAAACTTAATATGCGATGGATTCATATAGCTGAATTACATATTAAAAATGGTAAAACTAGCGACCACTCTACTGTTTTATATTCAAGTAACAACTATGCCTACTATTGTCAGCATAATCCTAAACTAACAGAAATAGAAAATATCTTTACTTTTAAATCTGATTTATGTTATGATAAAATAGATAGAGTTCATTACTTAGAAAACAAAGTAACAAACCTAGAGAATAAAAACTCAGAATTAAAAAACAAACTTAAACACCCTATGTATAAAGTCATAAGAGATGTGCCTGAAAACCTACAAGATGAGGTAGGTCAAAAATTAAAATTGTGGGAAAAATCACTAGAATGGAAAAAACAGTTAAATTAAATACGTTATATAGTTATGATAGAGAAAGTTAAGATTAATAAAATATTTTCAAACCCTAATAATCCTAGATTAATTAGAGATAATAAATTTAAAAAATTAGTTAATAGTATAATAGAATTTCCTGAGATGCTTAAACTTAGACCAATCGTTGTTAATAGCGAGATGGGAATACTAGGTGGGAATATGAGATACAAGGCTTGTCAACAAATAGGGTTGAAAGAAGTTTGGATAATAAAAGCTGAAAACCTGACAGAAAAACAAATGGAACAATTTGTGATTAAAGATAATGTAGGTTTCGGTGAGTGGGATTGGGATATATTAGCTAACGGATGGGACACTAAAGAATTAAAAGATTGGGGTATTGATGTTTGGCAACCTGAAGATGCTATTGATTATAGCGTTCTTGATGAGATTGACTTAGAAGATGAGATAGAAACTATGTATGACCAAACAAAAAAGTCAATCATATTAGAATATCCAGCAAAAGATTTTGAGCCTATAAAAAAAATATATGATGATTTAAAAAATCAAGGTGTTAATTTATCAGACTTGTTTTATAAAGCGTTAAAGTCATATAAAAAATGATTTGTTTTATACCAACAAAAAGTAGGGCAAATACAAAAACATATAAACTCTTTGAAAAAGAAAAAATAGAGTTTAAACATTTTATTGAACCACAAGAATTTGAACAATATAATGTTCCTAATAAAATTAATATTTTAAAAGATAATCAAGGTATATCTTTTGTTCGGAATTTTATGTTACAATATGCTAAAACAAATAAATATAAATGGATATTAATGTGTGATGATGATATTATTTCTTTTTATGAATATAAAGGAAACAAGAATATTAAAAGAGGTGCAGAAATATGGGTTGATATATTAAATAAAGCAAAGAAATTACCCTTTGAATTATTTGGAATTAATAATAAACAATTTATATGGACTGCCAAAAAAAACTATGTCATAAATAAAGCATCAGTTGAAGCCTGTGTACTTATGAATATAGATAAAATAAATTGGAATTATGATAATGACACAAAAGAAGATAAAGATTTTGTGATGAAAACAATAAAGCAAGGTTCAGGGGTTGTAAAGTTTCTTAAATTAGGTTTTAGTACACCGACTGTTGGAAGCAATAAGGGTGGTTTACACGATAAATACTTAATAAAAAAAGATTATGATTGGTCTAAGAAAATGGTTAAAAAATGGTATCCTTACGCTTTACTCTACACAAACAAAAAAAAAACAGATGTAAGAATTAATTATAAAGATTTTGCAAAGAGTATGAATAAAATTATAAGATGAAAACATTAAAACTACAAAAACAAGAACACGATAAAAAGATTGGCTCAAGGTGTGAGTTTGTTCCGCCAACTGTAACTGATAGTTGCTTACTAGAGTTAGATGGAAAGATAATAGGGTTTTATTTAAACGACTTACCTGACAAACTTAAACAATACATTTCAATAGCCAACAAAGAGTTCTTGAGTAAAAATGTGCCTAAGTCATTATTAGAACGCTCTGATGTATATACAATGCAAAAAAAATACGGTATAAGCAGGGCTGAGGCTAAGGCTAGGAACACAGTTCAGATGTCAACTATATTAGGTGGCGTATTAGCAAAACCCCACCTTAGAAGACCTTACAACTCTGTATCAGCAGTTCATACTAATAAAAAAGCAAAGACATTTATAAAAGCAATGTTACTATCTTGTTTAGAAAGTGAGAAACTTATAAAACAATATATGCCTGAACAATATGAATCACAAAAGAAATTAATAGAAGAAACGACATTACCTAAATATAGATTCGGAAAGTTATTCACTAGCAGTATATCAAACTTTAATATCGCTGCTCCTTTCCATCAAGATAGGGGTAATTTAAAAAACACCGTAAACGTAATATTAACTAAAAGAAAAGATACAGAAGGGGGTGCGCTTTGTGTTCCTGATTTTAATCATACCTTTGAACAGGCTAACAATAGTATTTTAGTATATCCTGC